TCATTTGATGGTCTCAATATAGAGAGCATAGAGAAGGAACTTGGACTCCTTATCCCGGCGAGTGGTGACGCTGGTAAGGGAATGAAAGAAGAAAAGAAAACAGAGACACCGGCTAATAAATTAAGTCCTATAATTAATTTAAGTCAAAAGATACAAATACCTGAAACCGAAGAGGAGAGAAAATTGATAGGGGACGAGGTAATTGTAGAAGATAAAAAGACAGAAGAAAAGGAAAAAGACACAAAAGAGCAGGAAGAAAGCGAAAAAGAAAACGGGGAAGAGGATGCCGAAATAACAGAAGATTCACCACTTTTTCTCCATGCTGCTACACTTCATGAAGAAGGCATCCTCCCAACCCTCGATTTAGAAAGCCTTAAAGGTAAAAAATATTCAGAAGCATTGCAATTATATCTTGATGCACAGAAAAAGTACATTGAAGATGGACGTAATGAATATCTGAACTCGCTTACAAAAAGACAAAGAGAATTTCTTGAAATGATAGAAAAAGGTATCTCGCAGGAAAACGTGGAACATCAGTTTTCTATTGAAGACAGTTATGGTAAGATAACAGATGAAATACTTGCTGATAACACAGAATTACAAGAGCAGTTAATAATACAGAATTATAAATTAAAAGGAGTTGCAGATAAGAAAATAGAAGCATTCCTCAAGATAGCTAAAGACGAAGAAAGACTATTTGAAGAATCTAAAGATGCAAAGGAGGAAATCAATGCATACATAGCTAATCAAAAGAAAGAAATGCTTCGTCAGGCAGAAGAAGAAGAACGTGAACAAGAAAAAAGAGAAAAGGAATTACAGAAGACCATTCAATCAACTATTGATTCCACTGAAGAAATTTTTCCTGGGATAAAGATCAGTGCTGGTGAAAAGACTGAACTTTATAATCTCATGACAAAACCGGTGGAAGAAAGAATTATAAATGGTCAGAAAGTTCCTATCAATCTTATTAACAAGACACGTATGGATGATCGTATTAGTTTTGATCTTAGATTAAATTATTTCATAAAGCAAGGATTGTTTAAGAAAGAATTTGATTTGAGCAAGCTTAATAAGAAACTGACTTCAACAGCTGCATCCAAATTAGCTAACAAGCTTAAAGAAGAAACAGGTGGACCTTCCGGAAAAGGATTAACGGTTGAAAAGAAACGTGAAGAAAAACCACAAAAAATTATTTTTCCAAATTTTTAAATTTTAATAAATCATGAAACTTATTTCACCTCTACAGGAATATGAACCGACTGATTTCAGTGGTCTTGTAACAACAAACCATCTTGGTGCTATCTATCAGGAGAAACCAACTGAAACGTCGAATCTGGTCACGATGCTTTATCGTGCAAATAAAGGAATGAATTTTGGTATGATACTTAAACAATTCACACCTTTTTATTGTGAGACAGATGCTGATTTTCGCTGGCATCTTCAGGGAGATTCAAGAAAGAATGTCCCGTTAATTGAATGCTTTGTAAATGGAGCAACTATTACATCTACTGCAAAAGCAGGATTTGGTGGTGCTAAATTTGATCTTGTCTTTGCTGAAAGATATTTCTCCGATACTAATATTATTGTCGGTGAAAAGAATTCGGTATATCCATTGCGCATTATAGGTGTTCCAGAACCTTATGGTGCAGGTCTTTGGAAATATACAGTTGAATTATTCACTGGTGATACAACACTCTTTGTTCCTTACGAAGAACTTGTTGCAGGTAAGAAATTCAGCAAAGAATGGTCTATTGTTAGTAAGACTCTTAGTGTAAAAGGTGGAACACCTAATTACACGAGCCCGTTTGCAATGAGAAACGTCTTCTCGATGATAAGGATGGAAGATACACGTCCGGGCAATATGATTGCACGTCCTGTTGCTTTCTCATGGCCTGCTATTGATGAGAATGGTAAACAGAAGTTGTTTACTACATGGACACAGTATGCTGATTGGGAATTTGAACAGCAGTTCCAGGATGCTAAAGATAAGCTTCTTAACTTTGCTACTCTTAACAGGACTGATGATGGCAAGTTCCTACAGAAAGACATTTCTGGTTTTGAAATTGAACAGGGAGCAGGTCTTGAACAGCAGATAGAATCATCCAATATATCTTACTATAATGGTTATGAATTGGATATTGAATGGCTTACTGAACATATCATGGATCTTACCGATAATGAAAAGGGATATGGTGAGACACGTAAGGTAGTCATGAGAACAGGTAAATGGGGAGCATATAACTGGTCACTTGCTCTCAAAGATTATTCAAGCCTTTACACTCCTCTTACAACTGATAAGTTGATCTATAATGCCAATGGAGGATTTGGATTCAAGGATAACTTTGTTGAATACACAGGGCCTGATGGTTCTATTATAAGTATTCTTGTTGATCCATCGTTTGATGATAAGGAACGTAATAAGATCATGCATCCTTCAGGAAAAGGAGTGGCCAAATCATATGAATATCAGATTTTGAATGTTGGCAAGGTAGGCGGGGAAGACAATATTCGTCCCGTTTATCTTAAGAATGGCTCTGATATATTTGGCATGGAACCTGGACTTCGTGATCCTTTCCAGCCTAACCTTCCTAGTAGGTTTATGAGCAATGGTAAAGATGGATACACTATTCACAGGGCATTTGTAGGTGGAATGATGGTGAAAGATCCTACAAGATGTGCAACAATCCGTCCGTCAGTTCTCGGATAATAACTAAATAAATGTAGCAGTATGGAAACTTTTATGACAGATGCGTTAACAAAAAGACGAAAGGGGTATATCAGAAACGGTATTGTAAAGGTACTTCCCGTTAAACGGTCCAGTGATTGGCTACCGGAGAATGCGGATAGTGCCTTTATGAATACTGGTGCTAAGGTGGAATATGTTGTTCCGCGATTACAGAGATCAGGGCATCTTATTGATCCACTTGCAGACTTAAATGATGATCAGAAAAATGTTCTTGCAAGACAATTGGGTTTTAAGGATGGCTCTGACCTTAATATTATGAAAGATGAGAAAAATAATTATTGGATCAATCGTTCTGTGATGATTGATAAAAACGGCAAACATTTAAATCTTACAAGTCCTGCCGATTTTGTCAGTTACAAGATTCTTGAAGTCAATCTTGATTATATTGCTCCTTCATGGGAAGAGAGATATAACAAAGGAACTTACAAGTTTGCTTTAGTTTTTGAAGATGAAGAAGCAAAAATTAAAAACATCAAGATAGACACGAAGAAAGAAGCATACATGATGTTTGGTAAGATAGATGGAAGTGTTAAGAAACTTTCAGATTTTCTATGGATTTACTATCTTACAAATAAAGAAGGAAAACGATTGATGAATAATCCAAGTCTTGACTATCTACGTGGAGAAGTAGGAAGGATCATTGAAGAAAGACCTGGTGAATTTCTGTCTATTGTAACAGATCCATTATTTGATACAAAAGCATTAATACAAAAGGCAATCAATATTGGATTGATACATAGGGATGGAATGACATTTAAAGTGTTTGGAGAAGATTCTTCAAAGAACACTCTTGATGGTCTTATCCGATTCCTACTTGATGAGAGGAATAATAACATACGAATATCTCTTATAGGAAAGATCGAAGCAGACGAGTCAATAAAATCAACAACAGGAGAACTATTAATGGATAAAAAACAAATAATTGAAAATAATGACGAAGTCGAGAAGCTCAAGAAAGAGATTGATGAATTAAAAGCAATGATCACTGTAAATACGGAAGTAAAAAATAAACCTGGACGTAAGAAAAAAGAAGAATAGTATATGACTACAACCGAGATGATACAAAATTTCAAGATGCATTATGATATAATGAATCTTGAAGGGCCTGGTTACGAAGATGAGGAAATACTTGTTTTTCTTAATCAGGCCCAGATCATCGAAGTGCTTAAAGAAGTATCTCTTAGAAGATGGACTAATATAACAAGACTTATCAAGAATGAAATATTGAGCACTGTAAAACCGTTAGTCTGGTCAGAGTTTGATTATCACACGGCAGTGACTGCATCAGAGGATTACCTGACATACGTGTCGTCAAGAAGTAAAATAACAAGAACAACTTTTAAGACAACCAATGGTGCAGAATGGGTTGGAAATATTTTCATAACAAAAGAACAAGCACCTAAATTCACTAATAATACTAATAACAGGGTAATACTTATTATCCCAAGAGTATATGAAGACATGGCAGAATCAACTGATAATACAACTATTTCAATATTATATGATTCTAACACTGTTTTTTCCGGTAATGATGATTTTGAATTAGAATATATAAGAAAACCAGTAGAAATAGAAACAACAGTGAATTGTGAAGTAAATGAGATAATGCACGAGAGAATAGTAGTTGCAGCAGTTGATCTTGCAAAGAAAGTATTTAATCCACAGGAAGCAGGTAATAGCCAGCAGGTAGATAAGTTAATGGTTAATCCTAAACAGTGATGAATACATTTGAATTACAGCATCGGTTTAATCTTGAAATGGAAAAACACGGAATCCAAGATCCTGTAATGTCAACCATAGTTGAAGATTATATCAATTATGCTTATCAGAATTATATAACAGAGAAGTTTGACAGTCTTATAAACAATATTGAAAAGTTTGAAGTAACAGAAAGGATAAGCAGAATACTTGCACCATTGTTATTGGATTTCAATGCCACCGCAATGGACTTTACAGCCCTTGTAAGCAGTCCTCATAACTCAAATGGATATTCTGTCACTATTCCATCAACCAGTCCCACGGCTCTTCAATACATCATTAGCGAGAGTGCAACAATATCTTACACGGATTGCAATGGTAATACTGTTACAAGAACGTGCAGGGTAATTCCAATTAAACATAATATGATAGCCACTAATCTTGATAATCCATTTTTAAAACCAGAAGGCAATGAAATATGGAGAGTGAACTTCTCAAGTCACAGGATTGAGTTATTGCTTTATTCTGGTGCCACTCCTTTAACTTATACTTGCAGATATATAAAGAAACAATTACCTGTGAATTTTACAACAGATACAACAATGGAAATTGATTCATCAGTGCATGAAGAAGTTGTTGTAAGAGCATCATACATGTATTTAAGTGATTTAAGAAATCAGGATAAACAAGATAATACCGGTAAGAATGCGTAAGATAATCAGATTAAATAAAATACCTGTAAAATTAACTGGTGTAAAAAAAGACAAACTGGTTTTTATGGAACAATCAGGCACATCAAAGAAAGTCTACGCGTATTTAGATGATAGGTGTGTCGGCGAATATGACTCTATAACAAAGTGCGCAACAGCACTTGGGATGACAAGACTCATGGTCAGGAAAGCTATTGAAAACGAAGTTGTTCTTGAAAGTGGGTGGATTTTAAAATTAACTAATAAATAAAAGTAAAATGGAACAGATGCATGTTATCAATTTAGTTGTCGCAGAAGATGTTGGGGCAGGAACTCCAACGACTGCTGCTGGACAGTATGTGAATGACCTGACCGATCTTGTTGATGGGGAATGGGTTGTTGTAAATGATGAAAATCTTATACTTTCTGCTGCCACGGTTCTTACCGATGACAGAGCAGTTATTACAGGATTTAAACTACTTGGAAGAGTGGATAATGAACTTGTCAGGACTGATTTAATCCGTCTTGATGATATCATTAATATCCGTGCAAGGGATTATACGGCTGCATTACAGCAGGTAACTCATGTTGGATATACCGGAGCTGGTGGTGCTATCCAGGTGCTTAATAATAATATTTATAAGATTAAGATTGATTTCTATGAATCAGGAAGAACTGGTCAGGGAATTAATGATTTTGTAAGTGCGTTCTATGAATCAGATGCTACGGCAACCGGTACTGAAATTACATTTGGGATTGAAGAACTTCTCAGGAAGTCATTTGATCGTCAGGCAGAGAGACCTGTTCAGATTGAAGTTCTTAATTCAGCCGCTGTAACAGCAGCCAATGCTCTTGATGAAAACATAACTGTTGTTAATGGATCAAAGTTTATTACAAGTGCTGCAGACTTTGATTATAATGCAGGAGCAAGCGATCTCGCTGTTGGTGATCTTCTAAGGATTGGAACTGTAGGGGCTGGAACTGCACTTACTGATGCCGTTTACAAAGTCGTGTCTCTTACTTCAGCTACTGTTACTGAACTTGACAGACCTGTCACTGATCCTTCGGGATTGTATGCAACTGCCACAGATGATATAGAAGTTATCCCTGCTGCCAGTATTGCCAATTATGGATTTCAACTCTCAGGAATAGCAAGAACACATCTTGTAGGAAAGAGACCGCATAGTCAGGTTCGCTTTACTGTTGGCATTGAAGATTTTGGAACTACTGCAGTTACTTATACCACTGCTCCTGTTTATGGATATGGTCTTTGCGAACAGATAAAAGATCTTGAATATTTTTGCCATGGTCAGGAAGGTGACAGATATCGTGGTGACTATATGCATCTTGGTTATACATCAAATGTAGTGACTGGTCATCAGTATGTTCAACTTGCCATTAATTGGGCTCCCGGTAGCAGATTGGAATCAATTGGTGGACCGGGGCATAATCCGAAACAACTTATTATAGCTGTTGATGATGCTTTTGCGAATACCGAATCACCAGATCTCCTGATAGAAGTTATTGATGGAGTAATGGGTGCAATGGGCCTTGCTGCTTCCGGGTTAGCGAAATAAATTTTAAGGGTGATAAGGGGGTGTCATCAGATGCTCCCTTACTCCCTTTTTTAATAATATACTGCAATGTTTACACCTACGATTGATCTTGAAGTTTTAAATAAAGCAACAATACTTCGTTTTACTGATGTCACTTATGAAGATGACGGCACTGGTGTTGCATGGGATGGCATTGCCGGGATAAACTCATTAGCGGTAACTGCAGCAACTTTAGTTGTAACAGATCCTAATGGAACATCTTATTCATTAGACGTAGTTGCTGAAATAAATGCTGCTTGGCCTGTTACAGGTACAGAAGAAATAACATTTGACGATATATCAGGAGAATGGATTGACGGATATTATTCTGTTGAATATAACGTGTGGATGACTGCCACTGTTATAGTTGCCATAACTGATGCCGGTGGTGGATATTTAAATGTTAATTCACTTAATCATGGTGCTGTGAACGGCATGAAAGTCACGATAGCCGGAACGGTAAACTATGATGGTAATTATGATGTAACATATGTAGATGCAAATAACTATCTAATATATAAATCATGGATTGTAAATGAAGCAATTGGAACATCCACTCCATATTATTCAAATACTTATTCTCCTTTTGTATTTGCAAATGTAGAGATGGCAGTAACAAAGATGTTTGCAATATTCTGCAATATGGATGAAGGACCTGAAGCAGATGAATACATGAAACAGGTTGATCTTTGTTATGGTTTATTGCTTGGATTGAGAAGTGCATTGATGACATCAACTACCGATAGGATTAATAATATATATGGAAGGATAACGAGAATCCTTGATTTTAATGAAATTGAATTAACATATTCATAAAATGAGCAAGGGAGCAGTGATTCTTAGTGCAACACCTTCACTTGTCGGTGGTACTCTCGGTCAGCTTGTAGAGCATGATCAGGATAAGAATATAATTATAGTTTATACATCAGGTGGAGTTGGAAGTGTCACTGGTGGTGCTGGAATAAGTCATACTCACGGAAGCATAAATACTGTTTCAATAGCCGGTTCTGTAATTACGAACAGTTCTGCATCCAATGGCCTTACATTAGGTATTCCTGCATGGATTACAACTGCTCCTAATCTTACTAATACTCATGGATCAATAAATACAGTATCGGTTATTGGTTCATTGCTTACCAATAGTTCTGCATCATCAGGACTTACTTTGGGAGTTCCTAATTGGTTAACCACTGCAGCACAATCTATACACACGCATGATTATGCAGGTACGGGAATTTCTGCCACGGGAGCATTGGCTACATTAAATTCAAATGGGTTAGCAATAAACGTAACAAACACTGCAGCTGGTGATGGTTACAATATTGTAGCAGCTGGTACACAAACAGGAGCAACAAAAACTACAATATTATTTTCTAATGCAAATGGTGTTTCGTTTGGAATGAGTGGAGGAAGTCGGATAACGGCATCATACACTCAATCAACTCATGCGCATCCATATATTAACGCGTCTTTAAGTAATGTATTTCTAACCACCGCGAGAGCAAGTTCTGATGCCATAGGTCTTGTCACTGCACAGACTAATGTAACATGGACTGCTGATAGCAGGGGACTTTCGATTAATGCTGAAGGCTATGCTGGCACTACCACTGCAGGCACTAATGTAGGGCTCACTGTTAACTCATTAGGAATAAGGGCATCTGTTGATACTGCCGGAATGACTGCTGCAGGAGACGGGGTTAATATACTTGCTGCAGGATCAGTAACTGCAGGGACTGTTCAGACAATACTATTTAATAACAGTAATGGCATTTCATTTGGAATGGATACTGATAGCACTGCTATTACCGCACAGCATAATGCTTATTCTGCAACGAGCATGTTCAGTGCTTCATTCTTAAACACTGCTGAACCACATGTAAGGCAATTAGTGGCAGGAGCAACTAGTTATACAAGTGGCACAGCACATCTTGTTGGTACTAATAACATAACAGTTACATATGATGGATCATCAATACTATTAAGTGGTGCAGATACTCATGCTGTTCAGACAGGAGTAAGTGGTATAGCAGGTTCAGGAGCATCAACGGTCACTGCAGGAACAGTGCAGTTTGCTAATTCAAACAATGTAAGTTTTGGTCTTAATGGCAGTACGATGACTGCCTCCATACCTGCAGTAAGTGCTATAAGTGGAATAAATGTAAGTGATGCATTATTTACTTCAGGAACTGTATCATTCTCTAATGCAAACAATATTAGTTTTGGATCAAGTGGAGCAGGTGTTATAAGTGCTTCAATATCATTTCCCGCACAGACAGTTCAACCAGTAGCTATATCTGATTCTGCAACATCGTTTACATTTGAAACATTATCATTAGGTACAGAAAATGGGTTAACATTATATCATAGTGCAAGTTCTATTGTGGGTTCATATACGGTGCCTTCTGCTACTGTTTTTAGCAATAGCAATAATGTATCATTCGGGTTAAATGGTTCAACTATAACAGCAAGTGCAAGTATAGAAGCAACTACATATCCTCATGTAATATCTATTAATGGAACGAGTGGTGAACTTAGTTTAAGTGTAGGAACTAATCTTACATTATCTCCTTTAAATGGATCTACATATAGTCTATATGGTCCTGCAAATATTCTTAATTCGTTATCAATAGGAGGTAATACAGGAACTACAGGATCGAGTAATATTACAGGTGGTGGTTTTGTTTTAGCAGGTGGATCAAATATAACTCTTTCACAAAGCAATAACACTATATCAGTTCATGCATCAGGAGGAATAAGACTTGGTGGTTCTGATACCACTTATGAAAGTGGCACTGTAATGCTATCAGGAGAAGCTAATTTAACAGTAGGCACTACGGTGGTAGGAGGTATCCAGTACTTTAAGTTAAGTGCGGCAGGAGGCACGGGAACGGCTGCAGCAGATGGTTATAACTGGCTTGTTGCAGGATCGCAAACTGCTAATACAACGGGATACGTAAGTTTTGCCAATAGCAATGGCATTACTTTTGGGATGTCGGATAATTCTATTATAACGGCATCACATATATACCCTTCAGGAGTGACAACAGCTTCCACAATAGGAACTGATATAGTTGCAACACTTGATACAGGAGGGTTGAGTCTTGGTGTTCCACAGTTTGTAACAGTGCCTGGTACATCAACGTTATATTTTGGAGATAGCAATGGTGTTACATTTGGATCGGTTACTGCTGCATCTGCTACAACTATTACCGCATCAATTGATCCATCTGCAGGAGGAGGTTCCGGATTTACTACTTCAAGTATAACAGGATCGGTTATAATAGGAACAATGGATAGTGGTGGTTTGTATCTCAGTGTTCCTAATTA